CGGCACCCTTATTATACAATTGGTAACCCAACAAGCGCTCCAAGTTTTTACACTTGAATATGGCATTCCAAACTGAATGTTCGAATTTAAGAGCAGCCACGCTTGTATGTTGATCGAATCTGCTAGCATCGATACCAATCGCACAAGGCTCCTTGTACTTTGTCCACTTCTGGTGTATATAACGTCCAACGTCAAAACTATCTAATCCGCTAAGCACTGTTTTCTCTCCAAAAACTGTATCAATACAGTTTGTGAGATATTTCTCATTAAGTCTTAAGTACGTTCCAATTTCAACATTATATCTCTTAGACCTGGGCTGAATAAGCCGAGGACAAGGGTCATCTTTCAAGCTCCTGTCAAATTTTTCAACCTTGACAAAAGCCATGACCTTGGCATCGTTGGCACATACTGGACTTAGCATCAAACTTTCAGCTGCTCGTCTGTACAAAACTTTCTTTCCAGCTTTGTAACAATTCACCACTTCCTCGTAAGAGTGCCTCTTAACATTTTGCACTTTAGAAAGATAAAGATTTTTAAATTTCTTCATCGACAAAGCACCCTTGCTCGGTAATGGCGTTTTGACAAATTGACCGTCACTATTTTTAACACGGAAGACGCGTTCCTCTAACGCACGCACTACATTCCTATATGACGAGTTATGAAAAGCTACTCTTGCGCCAGCGCTCAAACTGGCAACGGTCGTAGCAAACCGTTGTTTACGTGGTTTTGTGACCATCACATTCGACACCACGAGTTCCTGGAGATTAAGAGGAGGAGATTGTGTATCCATTCCAGGAAATCGAATGAGGCCCCTTCAGGCGTAATGTCCTGATTTAAAATGTGAGTACGCTTCACTATTGCGAAGCGCCTCAACTGTTGATCTCCGGGCGGCAGATTCACTGTTATAAATCACTCTAAGAGCATCCATTTGGCGCTGATCAGGAATCATAGCGCGCATAACGGGTGCATTAGTGAGGAAATATGTGTCTAAATCATTTATATTGTATTCACGACACATCTCCTGGGCTGACATTCTGAGTGCATGCTCATTCAATTCATTCCCAGGAACAAGACCATGTTTAGTTCTGAGTTTCATTTCAACCGCAAGGGTTGCTCGCGCCATGAACCCATCTCTAATTTTATGTTTTTGTTTCCTCTTTGCCTTAAGTTCTCTAACAATGTCTCTGTCTGGTCCATCCGTCTCAGCTTTAGCGAAGGTTTCGTTGAATTCATCATTACAAGAATAATCAAGCTCTAAACATTCAGACAGATTTTCGGTATCAGAAAGCATTTCCACCCTAGCCTCAAGCATGTCGAAACTATCTTCGACTACAGGCATAATAGGCAAAATCTTCCGAACCAGGACCTCATGTATTTCACAGTTGAGACCCCAAAACCATGTTTTAAAATGCATCCAGTAAGATCTACCCTGTTTCATAAGAAAACTAGTAAACATATTGATCTTAGTGGCATTACATTGTTTAACTAACCAACTACATAAACTAGAAAAGTCTATGATGGAGATAACCATGGCTACCCTTTTGACTGAAGTTACAATTTATCCGCTATAAAGCTAGACCAGTCCTTCAAACCCGTATTTCAATAACACGAGAGTAAAAAGATACGCAGGGAATACGCAAATCTCACTGAAAAGTTC